GTCGTGGTGTTGTGGCACCTTTACTTCCCGGGGAGTGTGTGAGAGCTAACCTCGGGAGCGGCAGGGGGGTCTTTTTTGCCCCTGCCCGTTGTCGTTGTTCTACTTCCCGTTAGTACTACCGGAGGAGGAGGGGGTAGCCTTTACGGTTTTGATTTCGCCCGTATTACTGCAGGAGGCGGAGTAGGTAGACTCTTCCTTGGCCGGGTGGGTCATTTCAATCGAGTCGATGAGGAACATACCTTCTTCGTAGGTAGCATCGGAAGGAGCGTTGCTTCGGTACCCATAGCGCAGCTTAACCGGCTTGCCCTCTTTGTGGAGTGCATATAGCTCAGGAGCGTTGATGCCGTCGTCGACGGGGCCGATCTTGACGAACCCATCCACGGAGATGGTAACTTCAATTGAGTTAACGATCTTAGTCTTGTAGAGCGAGTTGGTGGTGTCCTTGTCGACAATCTCCTTTGAGCTGCTCTTAGAGGAGATTTTATGGGACTTAGCCCCAAGTGTTGGAATCCATTTGCCGCCCTTCTCTACAAGCAGCGTAATGTCGGATCCATTTAAATAAGATGTTGTTGCCATGTTTAGTGTTTACGTCGATTGTTGATGATATATAAAACGAGTAGGGAGCAGAGCACCCCAAAGAATAGGATGGAAGACCTAAGCGGAGAGTAGGAGCTCCGTACAGGAACCTCTACGTGAGAGGTGATACGGAGCGTATCAACGATGCGGAGCGTATCAGTGACACGTTGGATGCGGTCGCGATAGCGCACCTCTCGGATGCGTACGGTATCGCCCCTTTCGATGAGGAGAACGCTGTCGCGCATCAGGAGGGTATCCGTGCGCGTATGTACGGCGTCTGTTTGGGTTGTGGAAGTGGTACCGCTCTCGAGGGCAATCACCTCACGGCGTGCGCCACAGGAGAGCAGCACCAACGGAAAAAGAAGCAAGATGAGAAAATGCGGTATAAGGTTACTTTTCATCGGTGGAGAAGAGGGCATCCAATTTGCGTTGCATTTCTTCGATTTTGCGTTTGTTCTCCTCGTTCTTGCGGCGCAGGCGCGTCATCTCACCCTCCAAGTTGCGGATGGTCTCTTTGAGTCGGGCATTTTCGTCCGTCAGGGCGAGCATCTTCTCTTGGTTTTGGGTGTAGTGCGCCATTATGGCCTTGTTGTTTTCGAGGAGTAAGTTCACACTGGCGAGTTGCTCCTGCAGATAGACGTTGTCCTTCTGCCGTTTGGCGGTGAACCACCCGACAATGCCACCTACAACGGCGGTGACGATGGAGGAGATAACGGAGAGCAGTTCGGCAGACATCATTGTTTGTTGGTTAGAGCGTTAGTTAGAGTAATCGGTAGGCATCAAGCCATACGGAGCGGGGTACACTCTTGCGGTGCTCCACGCGTGTCATCGCAGAAGCGAGGGCAATGAGCGTATCGCGGTCAGCGCTGATGGTGTCATCGGGATGTACATCCATCGAGCGCGCCACATAGTCGATGTAAGCAGAGGTGTTGTTCCCTGAGTCTGAGGAAGGAGCCCACACGGCAATGATATTGCGGATGGTATTAAGCCTCTTCACATTGATGTATCGCCTAAGGAGCTTGAGCATAGCCCGGCAACCCATCTCGAGGGAAGAGAAGTTGCAGAAGGCTTCGCCCGGGGCGGTGATTTCGCCTTGCCATCTCAATGCTGTGTGACGGATATTGCCGGGGTTATTGCGCTTGATGGATACCATATGATTAGGCACCTGCCGTGGTGTCAATTACGACTTTGAGTACACCTAAGGAGTCTTTTCTCATGGGCGCTCCTCCGGCACGTACCATAGCCGATAGTACATCTCCGTAGTATTCGGGGTCGTTGTCCTTTGCAAACAACTCGTGTTCTCCTGCGGCACGGCATACGTAATCCTTATGCCATGCCAATGCGCAAGGCTTATCGGATGCGTCCTTCACCTCGGATCGCATCATTATATTAAATCCGTAGAGATTCCCGAGCACCCCCTTGGCAGCATCCGCTGAGGCGAGGAAGGCATTACTTTGCGCTTCGGTGAGGTCACCCAGCAGAGCATCGTACATATCCGCATCCAAAAGCAAATAGCGTTCGGCTTGGGGGATATTCTCTTTGTTCATACGCAGCTGCAGGGCGCGTACCGCTTTTCTTGTGAGTGCCTTTACCTTCACGATGCGGTCAGCTTGGGTGGGGAGCCACTTAGCGAGCATTAACTTCGCCATAGCTTCATCGAGCGCATTCTTGGAGCGTGAGAGCACGCTCTCCCGTTTATCGTAGGATAGTTCGTATTTATCGGCGTTCTCCATATAGATGGGCTTCACATACAGTTCGTCGATAGCGAAGTCCACATCCGTATCGGTCAGTGCCTTTGCAGTAACCGGCTTTCCGAGTGGACCTTTGGCCACTTCGGGCTGTGCGGCGGCATTGGGGATGTGTACCACCTTTCCGGCGGTTACAAACCCGTCCGCGTTGAAGCTCTTAGCCATAAAGGAGTTGTCGGGAAAGAGCTGCTCAACAATGTGATTAAGCCATATTTCTTTTGTTATTGCCATAGATTAGTTAAGGGTGGTTAGTTAAGGGTTGAATGAAACTTTTCTTGGAACTTGGCTTCGAACCGATCGGGGTCTTCGGCCTTCAGGGAGGCAAGTAATCCCTTACGATCGAGCTCGTCCCAGCCGGGGGCATACTTATCCGTTGTATCGGATTGAGCAGATTGCAGCTGCTCTGCAAGCGTGCGTTTGGTGGGAGTGGAGGGGATAATGTCCAAAAGCTTGGTACAGAGGGCAGAGTCCAGCTGGTAGAGTTTGGTGTACACCTCTTTTGCCCCTTCGGGTACCTTTCCGGATTTCAGAGCTTCATTGATCAGGCGTTCGCCCTCTTGAGCATGGAGCTCCTCTAAGCGTGCAGATAGTTCGTTGCGCTCGGCGACGATGCGCTGCACAGCTTCGTTGCACTCCTCTTGTGTGGGCTCATCGGAGAGCCCCAATGCGGTCAGATTTTCTTTGGTTAAGGTTATCATATTAGTTGGATTGTTCTGTTCAATGGGTAGCATGCTTGCGGAGAGCTGCATAATCTTTCCGGAGGCTTCCTCGGGAGTGAGGTTAAGCCCATAGGTAGAGGAGAGCTTCACCGCATTGGGATTGGATGGGAGCGTCACAAGGGATACTTCAAGAAGCTCCCACTCAGTGACAAATTCGCCTTCGGGTCGGTTCTCGGTATTTCGGACATAGAAGGAGGCGGAAACTCCCTTTAGGGAGCCATTCATAGCCTTGTGCTCTATTTCACGGCTTAGCGGATCATCATCGAATTCAAAGGTTCCCATCAGCTTAGTGTCGGAGATATAGAGCGACGTGCAGTGCCCTATAATCTGATCCACATCGTGCTGATGGAGCAGCACCGGGTTCATATCGAAGCGCGACCGAATGAGCCCGCTGTTCAGTAGGCGGAAGCCCCGGTCGTTCACCGCAGATTCATCATTTATTATTAGCGTTATCATGTGGCGTTATCATGCACTGTTTGATATTTACGCTGCAAAATTGCTCCTAAATCCACTCAATGCCAATCGGTTCCGACTAAGCGTAGGATCGAGTTGCCGGGTAGATGGAGGTGGCGTTAACTTTGACTCGGAATTAATCATTAGACTAAGTGAATAATGGAAAAAAAGAACGCAGCTAAGCAAGCTCAGAGCATCACGATAGATGGAATCAGCTACCCGCTTGTAATGACGATGGGCGCATTTCTTGAGTTCAAGCGACTTACCGGCAGAGAGGCTACAGAGGTATCGAGCGAAAGCATCAGCGACACCCTCACTCTGTTGCACTGCATCCTCAAATCGGGTCAGAAGAGAGAGGGTTACAGCTATCCTTATGCATCAGCGGATGAATTAGCCTGTATGCTCACACCGGATGACCTGAAAGCGATTAAGATTATCTAAGAGCTGCATGATCGAAGAGGCACTCGCCTTTGCGGTAGTCGATATTGGTCTCTCTCCGGAAGCTTTTGCCCGGCTCACAACGGATGAGTGGGATGCCATTGCTCAGCGCAAGGCGGATGCCGTGCAAACAGAATATCGAGAGAACTGGGAAAGGGTACGCACATTAGTATATGCTGCGCTTGCCCCGCATCTTAAGGCTGGCGTGACGCTGACAGATGTAATGCCGCTTCCGTGGGATGTAGCCAAGGAGAGGCCCGAGCTTCCCACAAAGGAGGAACGAGCTGAGATGCTCCGAAGATACAGTTAATATCGGAGAAAAGATACAGATGTTTCGTTTGAAAGGTTCTGATCTTTTTTAGTAGAAAGATTATAGATCATTTTCATGCCCTTAATACCGACCCAAAACCTAACACTATGAAAGCAAAAGACCCGGAGAAGTACGAGCTCGCTATGCGCTTGTATGTGAATGAGCGAATACCGCTCAAGGAGATTGCCCGGCGACTCAATACAACGCCACAGACACTGACTCGCTGGAAACAGAAGGGAGCATGGGCAGAGAAGCGTCAAGCTGCGCTACTCTCTCCGCGAGCCCTTTATCAGAAACTCTTGAAGCAGTTAGACATACTCATCGAGGAGGGCAAGCCGGCAGGAAATGCGGATGCAATCAGTAAAATCTGCAAACAAGTAAAGGAGCTGCAGAAGGGGGTTACTGCTGACGATGTAATACTTGCATTCAGCGACTTCAGTGATTGGCTGATGCTCAATGCCAGGCCAATGAAACTTGATGAGGGCTTCTTCCAGCGCCTTACTTCGCTTCAGGATGCCTACCTACACCACCTCATAGCCACTGAGAACCCATTGGAGCGTAATGAATAAACGAGTCAATAAGCAGCTGCTCGAGCGGTGGAATGAGCGGGTAAGTAATATCACACGGAGCGGATTTTCGTTTAATGAGAGCGAAGAGGATCGGGCTGTCCGAGTGGCCCGTGCTCAAAGGGACTATACCTACTTCGTCACCACCTACTTTCCCCATTTAGCTACTAAGCCAACGGCTCGCTTCCAAAGCGAAGCAGCTGAGTGGATAGCTAAAGAAGAACGCGCAAGAGCGCTCTTTGAATGGGCGCGCGGTCACGCCAAGAGCAGCCATATGGGATGCCTTATACCGCTGTGGCTGATGGCTCGTGGGGAGAAAGCATTCCGCCACATGGTCATTGTGAGTAAGAGCGAGGACTCCGCGAAGGCTCTGCTTGGAGACCTTCAGGCGGAGCTCTCAACGAACGAAGCCTATAAGCGGGACTTTAACCTGCGCACAGAGCCGGGCAGTGAATGGCAAGCGGGACGCTTCTCCACAAGCGATGGGACCTCCTTTGTGGCTTTGGGTAGAGGACAATCCCCAAGAGGACTTAAAAAGCGAGGGCAACGCCCTGACTACATTCTCATTGATGATATCGACGATGATGCACTCTGCCGGAATGAAGCTCGTGTAAGGGAAGCATTCAATTGGATGATGACGGCTCTATTCGGTACGATGGCTGTGGGAAGGGGGCGATTCATCATGGTGGGGAATCGCATTGGTAAGAACAGCATTCTTGCCCGCTTCGCTGAGACAAAGGGAATCTACCACAGCGTGGTCAATATCCTTGATAAGCAAGGGAAACCATCCTGGAGCGAGAACTATACGCTCGAGGAGATAGCTGAGCTTCGGCGCACCATGGGAGAACGCAATTTTGAAAAGGAATACATGAATAACCCCATCACGGAGGGGAGCGTATTTAGGCGCATTTGGATGCGCTTCGTAAAGCCTCTGAGACTCAAGGAGTATAAGCGCATTGTGGCTTATACAGACCCATCCTTTAAGTCGACCAAGCAGAATGACTATAAGGCAACCGTGGTGGTGGGAAAGACACGTGAGGGGTGCTATCATGTACTGCGCTGCTATGCCTCTCAGACAAGCGTTAGCGAGATGGTCGCATGGCATTACGACATTGAGCGATGGATCGACGGACGAGTACCCATTCGCTACTACATGGAAGCGAACTTCATTCAAGACCTCCTTTTGGACGAGTTTCGCAAAGAGGGAGTGGCGCGTGGCGGGCGACAAATTCCCATCACAGCCGACAAACGTAAGAAACCGGATAAGTTCAGCCGTATCGAGGCTATGCAGCCCCTCTTTGAGCGAGGGTTAATAGCCTTCTGCGACCACTCTACGGGTATGGAGACCCTTATCGAACAGCTCCTCTCCATTGAGCCAGGCAGCCGCATGCACGATGATGCCCCTGACGCACTTGAGGGAGCTGTCTGGATGCTCAACAGAGGGGGCGGAGCCACTCACTACTACGTGCCGGAGCACACTTCACGCCACTATTAAGGATTACCGCTATGTTAGTCACAATCGATGAAATGAACTCCGTGGTCGATGCATACAAGCTCGATTCCATGACGGATAATACACCGGAGATCACCGCCACATGTCTGCGTGCCGCCGAAGCACGCGTACTGAGCTATCTCGGTGGAAGGTATGATTTAGATGCCCTCCACAAGTTATCCACAGATAGTTATCTCCTTGCCGACCTTAAAGAGATGATTAAGGATATAGCCCTTTACCTCATTATGCGCCGGCACAATGTGGATATAGCCTATAGCCGTGTAGTAGATACCTATAAGCTTCACAGCGAGTATCTCTCCCGAGTAGCGAGCGGAGAGATAGCTCTGCCCGGCATTCCGCTTAAAAAGGACAAGCAGGGTAACATCACCACGCACCTTTTGATGGGAAGCCGCCCCAAGCGAGACTTTGAATTTTAAGTCAATAGAGCATGAACAAAGAGATATACGAGATTAAGGTATCAGCGGATGTCGCTACAGCAGAAGCGTCCGTTAAGCAGCTCCATAAGAAGCTGCAGGATACCTCTCAAGAGGCTAACCGTTCGGGCGATCTGTTGAAAAGATTAGACACGATTACGCTTAGTGCCATCATCGATCAGGTGCGGGGTATCGCGGATGGGCTAAGGGAGATGGCATCGCCCGCTATCCAATTCGAACAATCGATGGCGGATTTGTCCGCCATTACCGGCTCAGTGGGTGATGAGTTGGAAGAGCTAACCAAGGCTGCTCGTGAGGTAGGAGCCGAAAGTGGACTCGGGGCAAGCGAATCGGCTCGCGCATTTTCGGTTCTTGCGGGGCAAATTGATGTCCCCGTTGAGAGCCTTAAAACGCTACAGAAACAAACTATCCTTTTGGCACAAGCCGGGGCGCTGCCCCTCGAAGAGGCGGCTAATGCGGTAGCCGGCACTATAAATCAGTTCGGCTTGGAGGCGGACGAAGCCTCACGCGTGGTAAATGTATTAGCTGCAGCAAGCCGTGCCGGTGGTGCCGAAGTGAATGACATTTCGGAATCCTTCGAGGTTGCCAGTGCGGCAG